GCCCCTGTAGAAGCGGAGCCCAAGCCTATCGAAACGCTACAGCGAGAAATCCCTGACGCGAAGGATGTAGGGCCGAAATCAGAAGACGAACAACAGGCCGCTGACTTCGCCGCAGAACACGATGTTAATGTGGTGTTTGTGGAAACGAGCGATGAGACGTTCCAAGGTCGGAGAAGCGAGAACACGGCTTTTGTGCGGTCCGGGCTGTCCACCGATCTGATTTGGGAAACTGTTGGTCATGAAGCTGCTCACGCGACCGGCATGGACACGCTGCTTGAAGAGCATGCTGACGACTCCGATCTGGCCGATGCCCGCCAGCGGACACTCGACAGGTCCACGCCGGAATACAGGGCTGCTCTCGAAAAGGATTCCGCCGGGTTGAATCGGGAAGCCGTCGCACTATTGATCGGCGAAGTTATGCGAAGCCCGGAAGCCCGTGCTCGTTTGCAGAAGGCAAATCCGACTCTATTTACCAAGATTATCGAAGCCATACGCCGCACAATTACCAGTATTAAAGGCAAGTCCAGCTTCGCGGACCGAGTACTCACGGAGTTCGAGGCCCAAGCAGACCTCGATACGCTGCACCGAGCCGCCAAGAGCTTCGGGATTCCGACCGAGGGGCGAACAAGGCTGGAAATTGGTAAGGATGTCGCCAAGGCGAAGAGGAGCGGACGGAAGGCAAAGCCGGTTGAGGCCGAACCAGAGGCCGTAGCACCTCAAGAACAGGCATCTACGGAGCCTGTAGCGGAAGAAGCACCTGCTGAAGTCGTTGCAGAGACAGTCAGCGTGCGGGTGGATGAAAATGTTAAGCGTCTGGCTGGGGAGATATTCGGCCCCGCCGCTGTAATCAAACCGGTTCGGATAAAGCTTATAGATGGCGAAACCGACGCCCTTTCAGTCAAACTTCCCGCTGGTCAGACGGTATATGTGGCGGCGAATCAGGCGGCTATAACTTTCGATATCAAGAAAGTCGCAAAGGACACTGGTATTCCGATCAAGAAACTTCTCAAGTACGCAGAAGAGGGGCGATTATCGGCGGCTGGGAAACTGTCAGACCTTGGGAATAATCAGTTCCTTATGGAACTTGCGCCCGGCGCTGATTCAATTGCACATGAGCATTTTCACTTCTTGGCAAGGGCATCCCTGAGCAGTGGCGAGTTTGCCAAACTTATAAAGAGATATGGGTCAGAAGAGAAGGCAGCAGACGCATACCGCCGACAGCGCGATGTTACCGGGATCAATACCCTATTCGACAAAATACGCGCTTTTATTGACAGGCTGATCCCAGGAGGAGTATCGGAGTTGGTGGCCCCCTTAAAACCCGCTCCAGTCGCCCCTACTCCACCCGTGGGCGAGTTGAAGGAAACGGAAGTACCGGTCACAAAAAAGGCCCCTGCCGCTGTGACACCCGAAGCGAAGCCGAAAAGTAAGGGGCGGAAGGTGAAGCAAGGCGATATCTATCCGCTCGGCGACAAGGTTTCCATCCGCGGCGAGAAGCCTAGTGGATTTGGGGATTTAATCTTCAATAGCCGTGAGGAGGCGGAGACTCATATCGCCGAGGCCGCGAAGATCGAGCGGGCCAACGCAAAATTCCAAGCCAAGCAGGGCAAGGCGACTGCCGAGAAGGCGGAAAAGGAAGCGGAGAAGCAGGCAGTCGCCGACGATATCGACGGGTTCGCCGAAGACAAAACAGCCCTACAGCGGGGGCGGGCGAAAAAGGCACTCAATAAGACCCTTACACTCAGCGGCGGGGAAGTCAGAACCAGAAAGGATCATATTCGCGAGATGGTGGCCGATGGCGATGTGTATCTGGGTGTTTTTGACGAAGCCAAAATCAAGCCGATGACGCCGATGCAGAGTCATCGGGCCACTCAGGCGGAACAGGATGCCCACCAGAAGAAGATTGACGATGCCGGGACTAAAAAGGTCTATAGGGTCAACGGCTTCGACCTCGGTAAAACTGGATATGACTACGCTAGGTTCCTAATGGGAAAGAAGGCGGGGGCGAAGCCCGCCCACGAGCCTACGACCACGATCGCAGGGAAGATAACTCTGGACGAATTCGAGGCCAAGGGATTCGAGGCTGACGAAGTTACACAAGCCGAGTGGATAGAACTACAGCGGGCCAATAGGCGGTTCCTCGGCCAGTCGGAAGAGTCGGGGACTAAGGCTGCACCGTTTGCTGATTACGAAGAGTTTCATCGCGAGGCCGTGCGGCGGGCAGTCGAGAAGGGTGAGGATGTCGATGATCGCGTCCTGGCCGACTATCCGGACTTGAAGCCGGAGGCCAAGCCGGACACATCGTCTAAAGCGGTGGAATCAGCTCCTAAGCCCAAGAAGAAGGGCCGCAAAGTAGCGAAGCCCTCCGCGGCCCAAGCCGCGGTCAACGAAGAGTTGCGCGAGCGAAACAAGAAGGCTCCTGACCATACGTTTGGCGAGGCCGACAAGCCCCCCTCCACCCCCAGCACCGGTGCCACAGGTGGAGCAATGGCGGCTATCGCCGAGGGCGATAGTTTCAAGCGGGACGAGGACGGCAACGGGCCGGAGCCCCCTGCCGAAGTCACTACGCGAGCCGCGGCGGCCAAGGCCACTATCGCTGAAATAGCCGATAGTGTGATGGAAATCATTTCGCCCGCAAAGAGGGTATACGGCAAGATCGCCGATCTGATCCGCCGCCGGCGAATGGCCGAGGCCGCTCAATTGGACGAAGTAGTGAGGGCGAAGCTGCATGGATTCTCGAAGCTCTTTCGCTTCATGCCAGAGGCGGAGATTGTTGACTTCATTGACCGCATGGAGGACCCAGAGGGTCCGCGACCGCAAGAGACCGCGGAACTAGACGAAATTGCCGCGATCCTCCGCGAGACGCTTGACAAGGGGCGAGCGAGAGTCCAGAAGTTCGGCGTACTCGAAGAGTATATCGAGAACTACTTCCCGCACTTATTTAAGAATCTCAAGAAGGCCAAGAACGTGATATCCGGCCTGCTGTCGAAGCGGAGCTTGGTGCCAAAGGGCTTCCTCCAGAAGCGAAAGTATCTCACACTGACAGAGGGTCTCGACGCTGGCTTGGAGCTGGCCCATTACAATCCGGTTGAGATGGTGATCCTGCGACTGCATGAGATGCACAAATATGTCGCGGGCAAGAATTTCATTCAAGACCTCAAAGAGTTCGGACTCGCCGTATTCGTTCCCTCGGACATGGAGGCAGACTACAAGCGACAGGGCTGGGAGTTCGTTGAAATTCCCGATTTGATCGTTCGGGCGACTCCGACCTTTTCGATGAAAGAGGCGTATGACAAGCTGCTGGTCGACCAGCTTCTCGGCGTTGCGACCAAGATGGGCGTGTCGTATAAGAGAATGGCAAAGATGCGTGGCAGGCGATGGGGCGAGAGCGGTCCGGGCAAGCGGATTAAAACACTCTTCGCCGGCCCCGAGTCTGTCATTGCTCACGAGATCGGGCATCAGATCGGCGATCGGTACGGCCTGTACGACTTTATGCTACACAGTGCCCATACCATCGGTCGCGTATTCGAGTCGGGCAAGAAGGAGGGCCAACCAGTCAAGGCTGACCGGACTGCCAACCGGGCGGCGATCCGTAAAGAGTTCCGTGCATTGGCCGACTTGCGTATCGAGGGGCAGGCAGAGGTCAGCGAGTCTCATCGTAAGTATCTGCGGGAGGAGGCGGAAAAGGAGGCTGTCATTCTCGAAGCATGGCTCGCAGCGCCCAAGAAAATGGCCGAGGTCGCACCGAAGATCACCGCGGTATGGAAAGACTTTCTGGCGAACAACGAGGCCGTGGCGCCGTTGCTGAACCTGGATCGATCGGTAGTGCTCGGCACGAGTGCGCAGACGGTCACGCTCAAGGGCGTGCATGAAATCGGCAAGTGGGCTGTGCCGGCAGAAGCGGCCACGATTATCAACCGCCATTTATCTCCGGGCCTCGGCTCCAGCAAGAACATAATTATTCGCAACGTCTACGAGGGGCTGCGAAGACTCCGTAATCTGACTTTACAGATCAGTCATGGCCTGAGCGCATTCCACGGTGTCAATGTTGGGGGCGACGCGACCAACTCGCTTGCCGCCTTGGGTATGCAGAAGATCAGCCGGGGGGATGTTGCGGGAGGCGGGAAGCTGTTGGCGGAGGCCCCGGTGGCGTGGAAGACAGTCTACTCTCTTGGTAAAAAAGTAGAGGCGGCGATGCGGACGGAGTTGGAAGAAATTGCCGATCCTATTATGAGGTCGATTATCGAGGCGGCTCTTGACGCCGGAGCGCGGGCCAGCATGGACGCGGCGTATAGAAATAATGCGGCGGCGAACCTAGTACAAGCCTTCAGGAATGTCAGGTTCGGCGGAGTCGGCACAAAGATTGCGGGTGCGGCGGCGGCCCCGGTCCATGCGGCGATGTCGTTGGTGGAACTGCTGTCTGTACCGATTATGAAATGGGAAGTGCCCCGCCTTAAACTGGGTGTCTTCTACTACATGGCCAGCGACATCTACGAGCAGGCCAATAAGCGGGGGTGGGATGATTTTCGTATTCGGTCCGAGATGGCGGAGGCTTGGGATGACGTTGAAAACCGGATGGGCCAGCTAAACTACGACAATCTCAATTGGGATCGTACAACTAAGGAAATAGTCATGCTGGCGTTCCGGGCGCCTGGTTGGACACTCGGTTCGATTCGAGAGTTCGGTGGTGGGGCCTACGACGCCGCGACGTTCTGGACGCGGTTTGGTAAGGATAAGGATATCATCACGAGCAAAATGGCATACGCCTTCGGCGCTGCGATTTCGTATGCTCTTCAGGGTATGGCACTGCAATATTTTCTTTCCGGCGAGCCTCCGAAAGAAATGAGAGACCTGTATTTCCCTCGGACGGGCCGAAAGAACTCTGACGGCAGTGACGAGCGACTGTCGATGCCTCATTACTCTAAGGATATCGTAGCGTGGCTTCGCGACCCGATCAAGACCCTTCAGCATAAGCTGAATCCAGTCTGGGGCACTGCGACTGATATTTTTTGGAGCAACGAAGACTACTTCGGTCGGCAGATTCGCGAGGGCGATACGGCGGAGCAAGTCAAGCAGGGAATCACATACTTCGTTAATAACATGTTCACACCCTTCTCCGTTCGTAACGCATTCAAGCTACACGAGAACGGCGAGACAATTCCGATAGCGGCACTCATCGGTGCCACCGGTGTATCACCCGCCCCGGCCTATATCACCCGATCACCCGCCCAGTCGCTGATGATTAACTATCTCCGCGGGCGGGGCGGGCGGCGGCATATCTCCCAGGCCGATGCCGAGATGTCTGATCGCCGCCGGCAGCTTGTCCGCGATTTGCGGTCGGGCAAGAAGGTCACGGCCGATCGATGGGAGGGCTTTACCTCCCGTCAGCGGACAGGAATCAAGCGAGATGCCAAGCAGACATCATTCCAAGTCTCTTTTAGGAAACTATCATTTAATGAGGCGGTCAATGTCTTTACCGTCGCCAGCCGCAACGAACGGAAACAGGTATGGGACCGTCTGCTAAAGAAGCGAATCGATGCGCCGCAACCCGACGATGATGTGCTGGCCATCTACTATGAACTGAAGCTGACTCAGGCCCAGGTCGATAATCAGGTCGCTGCTGACATCCGGATTATTCGCAACGCGGCGTATCGGCTGACCGAGGAGGATGTGCCGAAACTTCGTCAGCAAGAACTGCTTGACGCGATGCGTAGCAATAAGCAGTATGAAGATGATTTCAGGTTCGTCGCCGCGGCCTTCAATGACCGATGGCGGTTCACACTAAAGGGTAAGCGCTCCGGTCGGAAGGTTGGGACCCCGGCGTGGAAAAAACGACTCGGGCGGCTCAGAATAGCCTTTAATCAGGCGGGCAACTAATTTCAAAGAAAAATATATTTTATGGTTGACTCCGACCGGGAGCATGTCTAATATACTTGTATGAGCAATGCACTAAAAATCGAAGTCGGCGATATTATAAATGTCATTTTTATATCCAACGGGACCGCGTATGCCAGATTCAGCGATTGCAGAGTATTACATACCCCCCAGGCAACGGGCGATTCATGGCGGTTCATCTCCCCTGATAGGGGGCTAGTTTATGTCCAGCAATTTGCATGGCTGGAATTGGTCAAGAAGTCCCGCCCCCTTTAACCTTAAACCACACAGGAGACCTATTATGAATCGTAGATCATTTATGGTCGCATTGACCGGCGGAGCGGCTGGAGTGTTAGGCGCGGGGGAGGTGGCCAAATCCGTCGACCCAGTATTCGCTCAGGAGATATCGGTTACTGATTATGAGCTAGGGTGCGACGGCCTATCTTTCTATAAATGGCACTCCCTAGATAGTGGAATACCTCCCGCCCCGTGCCCAGTCAAGGCTATTCGATATCGCGCTGGACGGAACGATCGCCTGGTGGCCAGATTAGTAGGGGCGACGGGTACGGGGAAATACCGTGGCTGGACGAAGCCGATATTCGGCCTGACTAGGGCATGGCGAGCCTCCCACGACGGTCAATGGCTCATTTTGTATGGTCCCGATGTTTACGATCGGACCTTTATGGACGACAGGGCATTCAGATCGCTATTCAAGCCATCCAGGGCTCAGTATCGGCATCATCGCCGACTTGCGAATAAGTCGCTAACTCGCCAACTACAGGAGACCCACCATGGCATTTAACCTGAAAAGTATCACCAAGGGCATCACGTTACGGGCTCCGAGGATCATCGTCCTCGGCGTCGAGAAGATCGGCAAGACCTGTTTCGGATGCGGAGCCCAGTTCAGTAAAAAAGGAGTGATGACCCGAGTTGGGATCAATGACCCGATCGTCATTCCCATTCGCGGCGAGGAGGGAGCGGACGGCCTCGACGTCCCGATCTTCCCGACGTGTCAGAAATACGAGGACATTCTTGAAGCGATCGGTTCGCTCTACTCGGAAGACCATAAGTACCGCACCGATGTCCTCGATTCGGCGAGTGCGGCCGCGATGCTCATCAATGATGACGTGTGCGAAGAGTTTGACGTCACCAACATTCGCAAGGTCCCCGGTTTCCGAACCGGCGAGGCCGCCGTTCTCAACAGATGGCGAGGCATCCTCGACGGCTTCGACGCGCTCCGGGCCGAGAAGAATATGTCGACCATTATCATCGGCCACATTCGGGTGAAGAAGATGAAGAACCCGTCCGGCGACGACTACGATATGTACGACTTCGATCTGGACAACGGGGACGTCGCTGAACTGCTGAAGCGATGGGCCGACGTTATCCTGTTTGCGAACACCAAAGTCGTCGTCAAGAAGCAGGGCGAGGACACCAAGTTCAGCAAGGCGAAGCGGACCGCCATTGACACAACGGAAGGCAAGCGGTATCTGTTCACTCAGAAGCGGCCCGACCATCCAGGCGGCGGTCGCGGCATCTATGGCCAGCTTCCTTACGAACTTCCGCTGGACTGGCAGGAGTTCGAGAACGCGGTGGCGGCGGTCGCCCCGGCCAAAAGCAAGTGATCCCGGTCGCGCACGACCATTAACTAAGGAGTTATACTAATGCAAACCTACTTAAGCGTAAAACTCACCGAAGCCGAGCCAATGACGAGCGCCGAATTTAATACTCGCATCGGAAGGGCGCCGCGAGAGGGCGAAGACCTCAATGAAGAGGGTTATCTCGTTCGCTACCCTGACGGCTATGAGGGCTGGTGCCCCAGGCCTCAGTTTGAGGCGGCTTGTTTCCCGCTGTGCGATGCCTCTCGCATTGTGGAACAGGACGCGGACACCTTCTCGGCGAATCTAAAAGGGCTCCCCTTTGGGGGCAGTGAAAGAATCACTGATTTGAGGACCATAACAGACTTCCATTGCATAGAGGCAACAAAGGGAACGGCCACGAGACTTCTGGTACGGCATCTCAAATTCGTTCTCGCATGGGCAAGAAACGGTCTCGAAAAACATTCATAATCCAACCAATCCATTAACCAAGGTACAGGAACAGAATCATGGGCGAATTAAGTAAACATCAACCGGGCGGCGCGGCCAGGGCCGAAGACGCGGAACAAAGAGGCGACTACCCTCCGATGCCTGCGGGCTGGCGAGGCGTCGAGATTGAGAAAGCCGAGATTAAGAGCAATTCCAAGAATACCGGCGTGGGGATAAAATTGGAAGCCGTAGTCTTCGGTGAGGAATTCAACGGTCGCAAGGTATTCTCGTGGATTAACGTGTCCAATCCGAACGCCGAGTGCGAAAACATCGGCTTCCGAGAACAGTGCGATCTGGCGGCGGCGTGCGGCATCCCGCTCCTCGACGACGAGGACATGCTGATCGGCAAGCGGTGTGAGATGAAGCTCGTTGTCTGCAAAAACCAGAACGGTGATCCCGACAACGAAGTCAAAGGCTACAGGCCCATCGGCGGCGGCGGCAAGACGAAGGCCGCGCCGAAGACCAAAGGCGACGAGGCCGGCGGGTCTCAGGTCCCTCCTGAAGAAGCACCCGCAGCATCCACCGGCGGCAAGAGGCCCTGGGATAAGTAATGCCCGAGTACGTCCCCACCTACCCCCGATGCACGGCCTGCGGCTCCGTCTTCTGCCAACTCGAAGGCGATGACTATGCCGAATGCCCCGCGTGTCGGCCCGACGAACCCACCTACGGCGAGCGGTTGTCGCTCGGCTTTAAGATGATTGACCCGGACAATGATGAAGGAACTGAATTATGAATGAACAAGGCGATGGGTTGAATGGCGAAGACGCACCCGCCCCTATTCCCCCGAGTACCCAGACGGAGCCCGGCATCCACGTGCTCACAGTACAGCTTTACAATGCCAAACGCGAAGAGTCGCTGGCCAAAGCGAAACGTATCGAGGCTGAGAAGGCCATCGCCAAACTGGTGCCAACTGAGGGCGATCAAGGTAGCAAGACCGTCGACGCTGGAGACGGTATGCGAGTTACGGTCAAACGCGGCTTGAACTACAAGGCTGACGTCAAGGCGATCCGGGGGTTGGACCTCGGCGATGTGGATATCCCGCTGACACTCGTGCCGAGTCATTACGACTTTGACAAGAAGGCGTATGAAAGGATCCGGGCCGACAATCCCGGCGCGGCCGCCAAACTCGCCGAGTGCGTCGTTGCGACGCCCGCAAAGGTTGCTGTCACCGTTAAGTTGGTCTAAAAACTGAATATTGCTGGCGTGCTGCGACGGACTCCAAGAAGGCCCCGCGGTTAGACGGATTTTGGCCACGCCAGCAAACGCACCGGGGGCGGAGTTGATCGCCCGCCCAGGTTCGAGTAGGTTCAAATCCTGCCCGGTGCAATATCAACACAGGAGCAAAACGACGAAATATTTTATGTGCGGTATGGCCCTCGTAAGTCTTATGTACGCTGGTGGAACGGCGATAAGCGATATGCCGGGGTGGGGATGGTTTTTGTTCACTGCGTTGATCTTTTCAGTCCTCGCACACAACACTGATTAGCCTCCAAGGAAGACCATCATGGGCGAACTAAGTAAACATCTAAGCCCGATATCCGAAACGGTCGGGCGTATCTATGAGTACCACAAGCGGCGGGGTGACTCCGAGCCAGCGCGTGGCTATCTCGGCGCCTCGATCATTGGGCACGAGTGCGAACGCTTCCTTTGGTACACGTTCCGAGGCTGCGTCCCACGAAATTTCGAGGGCAGGCTGTACCGCCTTTTCGAGACCGGCGACTTGGAAGAGATTCGATTCGTCCGGGAATTGCGGGCCATTGGATGTGAGGTCCACGAGGTCGACCCCGAGACCGGCGAACAATTCGCAGTCAGTGCTCTGGGCGGTCACTTCTCCGGCCATATGGACGGATGCGCCCTGGGCATCCCCGAGGCCCCGAAGACGTGGCATGTCCTCGAATTCAAGACGTGTGCGGCCAAATACTTCGCCAAGCTCGTTAAGGTCGGCGTGGAGGTCGCATATCCCAAGCACTTTGCGCAGATGCAGGTCTACATGGGGCTGAACGGCCTGAAGCGTGCCCTCTACTTGGCCCGCAATAAGGACACCGACCATCTCTATTCTGAGCGAGTCCGTTTCGACTCTAAAGCCTTCAAGAAGCTCATGGCTCGTGCCGAGCGGATCATCCGCAGTAACGCCCCGCTGGAACGCTGTGCCACTCGCAGCGACAACTTCAAGTGCGAGGACTGCGATGCCCACGCCCTTTGCTGGGGCAATATGGAGGAGGCGGCTGTCCCTATCCCCTGCCGCAACTGCCAAACGTGCTGCCACGCCACGCCGGAACTCGACGGCGTGTACGAGGACATCCCGGACGCCGTCTGGACATGCTCTGTGCAGAATCGCGATCTGACACCGGGTGAGATGGGAGTCGGCTGCGACGGACACCTGCTACTGCCTGGCCTGGTCTGGTTCGCCGCTCCGGTCGACGCCGGCGACGATTGGATCGAATTCGAGAATCTGGCAGACAAAGCGAGATGGAAGCATGGCTATGGCGATGGCCTGTGGTCGACCGCCGAACTGATGCGGAGTCCCGGCGCAGCCGTCGGCGACAAGAGTGTGGAGAGGGTCAAGGAGGCGTTCGGGGGCGAGTGCGAGCGGACACCGTTGGTCCATCAGTATTCGCCCGGCGATGCGGAGCGGCTGTGGGATGGCCTGCCTGAAGACCTATCCGAAGGGCTATTGGATCTTGGCCTCCCCGGCGATTTGGATTATGCAGCACCCGATCGCTTCGAGGAAGACGACGCCCACGCGGCGTATGAGTATAAGAGTCTGCCCGATGGCATGAATGATATCTGCGTTGTCGTCTACAAGAAGGATAACTGGGCGGCGATCTGGAAAGGGAAGACATGAAAGCTAAAATGCAAGGACATCAGCAGCGAGTCCGGATCGTCGGTTGCCGCACGTCGAAAGAGCAGTTAGCGGTGGCGCTGCACAACATAGGCAGGCGGCTGAAGAGAAAAGCCCACTGGGCTGCCCGTTTACTCAGTAAGGCGACTCGGCAGCCACAGCATCGCGCCAAACCAATTGACTCGATACCCAAGAAAAGGCAATCGTGGTTCCGCCGAGCACGGCTCGCGGCGGAGCGGGTGATAACAAAATGAAACCATCCGAAACAGTCCTGAAAATACTCAAACGACGCAGGCGGGCGGTGAACGCTGGGATCGGTGCCTGGCTGTCCGCTCCGAAATACTTTATGAACGTGAAGCCAGAGGATCGGATTCGACAGGAGCGGAAGCCGAGAGGGATTAACCATTGGACGGACACGCAGGCGGTGATGACGACATGACACGGTCGGACCAAATAACCGAAGCTGATTTGGCCGCCCAAGTAACCGGCTGGCTCCATAAGCAGCACTGGAAGGTCTATCCAGAAGTCAGACCGCAAGTAGGCGGGCCAAGGGCGGACATCGTCGCTGTCCAAGCCGGGCGTGTTTGGGTGATCGAATGCAAAACGTCTTTTAGCTTGTCCGTGATTGCCCAGGCAAACAATTGGATGTCCCATGCGCATTGGATAAGTATCGCCACGCCGAGAAAATGGCAACAGCGCCGAGCCGAATCAGAACTGAAGCGCGAAATTTTGCGATGGAAAGGAATTGGGTATTTGCGCGTGTCCGGAATAAATGGCGTGCAGTCAATGATTCCGCCCCGGCTCAACCGACACGCTCGCACCGGCCTGATAACGCAAAGTCTGTGCGATGCCCATATCGAGAAAGGAATTGCGGGAAGCCGCAATAGTTATCACACACCGTTCCGGGCGACATGCGCCAGATTATTGGAATACGTCACAGCCAATCCGGGCTGTTCGCTGAAAGACGCGATTGTGAACAGTCAACACCATTACGAAAGGGACAGCACTGCCGTATCGTGCCTGCACAAGTGGATTCGATTCGGCAAGGTTCCCGGCGTGTGCCGGCGCCGGGTTGGTCGCAATATGTTGATCTATCCAATATCTGAGGCCCCGGCATGACAGCCCTCTTCACGCCACCGCCCATCGACGCCGGCACCCTCCGCCCTCGCCCTTATCAGGTCGAGGCCCTGGAAGCCCTTGACCTGCATTTGCGGACAAAGGATACCAACCCGTGCGTTGTCATTCCTACCGGCGGCGGGAAGAGCCTGCTGATGGCGTGGGCGATCCAGATGTGGAAGCGGGACTATGCCGGATTCCGCGTCTGCATCCTAGCCCACAGGAAAGAACTCGTCCAGCAGAACGCGACCGAACTGCACGGCCTCTGGCCTGGCGGAGACATCGGCGTGTATGCCGCGGGCCTCCGGAGTCGCGATACGGACCATTCCGTCATCTTCGCCTCGATCGATAGCATCTATAAGCGGTGGGGCGAGTTCCCGGCGTTCGACTGCCTGATTATTGACGAAGCCCATCGCATCCCGCCGAGTGGCGAAGGTAAGTACCGGACCTTCATTGAAGGATGCCGGATAGTTAATCCCAATCTGTGTGTCGTCGGTTTTACTGCGACCCCGTTCCGAATGGGCTGCGGGCCGATATGCCACAAAGACCATATTCTACACGAGGTATGTTATGAAGCGGGAATCGCCGAACTTATCCATGATGGCTACCTCTGCAAGCTCCGATCGAAGGTCAGTGCTACGGCGCCGAAGATGGACGATGTCAGACGAAACTCCGGCGGCGATTACATCACAAAGTCACTTGCAACGGCTACTGATACGCCGAAACTGGTACAAGAGACCATGCGGTCTGCGATGCACATTATCCGGGCGGAGGAGCGGAATTCGGTAGTATTCTTCTGCGTCGACATGAACCATTGCACCCATGTCTCGCAGGAGTTGAGGAAGCATGGCCTTGAGGCGCCTATAGTGACTGGAAAGACCGCTCCGCAGCAGAGGGACCGGATAGCCGCCGACTTCATTTCGGGCCGTTACAGAGCGATATGCAACGTCAATGTGTACACCGAGGGCTTCAACGCGAAGCGAATTGACTGCATCGTCCTGCTCCGTCCCACCCTTTCGCCCGGTCTGTTCGCCCAAATGGTCGGCCGTGGCCTGCGAGTTCACCCCTCCAAGACCGATTGCCTCGTCCTCGACTACGCTCATTGCATCGATACGCACGGGCCAATAGACTGTTTGGACGGCGGCGAGGTCACTATTGTCGAATGCGGAGAGTGTGGCGATTCGTTCTCGCGGGCCGTCCGGGTCTGTCCGAATTGCGGGTGGGCGATCCCGAAGAAAGAAATCGAGCGCATGGAGGCTGTGGAGAGCGAGCGGCGGATGCACGAGCGGGAAGCATCGCAGCGAGCCATACTCGGTAGCGAGCCGGAAGACTTGGCGGTCGATAACGTCATCTTTCACCGCCACCGGAAGCCGGGCAAGCCCGATTCGCTTCGAGTGCAGTACCGATGCGGAGCGTTGGTGTTCAGGGAATGGATATGCCTCGATCACGAGGGCTTTGCGGGCCGAAAAGCCCGTGAGTGGTGGGCGATGCGGTTTGGGACCAAACCGGCCGCGACGATGACCGTGGACGAGGCGTTGGAACACCTTTGGCTTCCGCAGCGAGTCGAGGAACTTACCGATACAATCACTGTTGTCCGCAAGGGCAAACATCCCGAGATCATAGGCTACGGGCTGAAGAATAGGCCGGATGCCAATATGCCGGAGATCGCTCCGGCCCTACAGGAAGAGGATTCGATTCCGTTTTGAATAGGAGAATATTGATGCCAGATAAATGCCCCGAATGCGGAACCGAAGGCGAATGGCTGACGCCAGCCAAGACGACCCTGATGGTCGAGGGGGAGATGCGCGTCAAGAAGAAAATCGTCGCGTGCCGGAAGCCCCATTCTCCCGGTGGATACGGTTGTATGAAGGGGCAGATCGCGAGGCTGAAGGGGTTTATAGCCCACTTGGTTGCAATCAAAGAAGCGGCTGACGGGCAGAAGCCCCTCGCTTCATGCCAAGGGCAGGCCATGGACGGCTTTACAGAACTTGCTAATTATCGTTCTGTGGTCGAGGCGATTCAGGAGTGGGAGACTCTTAATGCCTGACAAGCTAGAAATGCTAGACCACGCTACCCGATACGCCGAACGCGGTTGGCCTGTATTCGCGCTGCAACCCGGAGACAAGGTGCCTCTCAAGGGCTCGCGTGGCTTCAAGGACGCGGCGACGAACGATATCTTGCTCACCCGGATGTGGGACGAGCACACTGACGCCAATATCGGGATGGCTACGGGCAAGATCGCCGAGGTCTTTGTGGTTGATATCGACGGTGAGGAGGGCTCGCGGTCCCTGACCGAGATGGAAAACGAGATCGGCCCGTTACCGGAGACGCTGGAGCAGCGAACTGGGAGCGGCGGGCGCCACCTGTTCTTCCGCTGGCCAGCGGCTAGACCCGTTCGCAACAAGCAGGCGCTCCGCCCCGGTATCGATATCCGAGGCGAGGGCGGGTATGTCGTGTTGCCCCCGTCAATCCATCCGAACGGCAAGCCATACGACTGGCCTTATGGTGAGGACACGCCGATTGCTGACATCCCCGGCGTGTGGCTCGACGTCATATCACCGGTCAAAAAGAAAAGAGCCCCGTGGGATCGATCGGAGGAGCAGCCGAAACGTGCCCACGTACCGATAATAGGGTCCACTCCTATTATCGAGCGGGCAAAGCTGTACTTGGCTGAGTGCGATCCCGCTGTTCAGGGCTCTGGTGGACATGACGCCCTGCTGTGGGCGGCTCGGGCGATGGTCGTCGGCTTCCAACTCGACGACGATATGGCGAATTCATTGCTCTGGGCGGAGTTCAATCCCCGGTGCTCACCGCCCTGGGACCCCGAAACGGAGCGTAAAGACTTTGAGCGGAAGGTCGGGCAGGCCCGCAGCACGCCGAGCGAGAAGCCTTCCGGCTGGTTACTGGACGAATACAGTCTACGTTCGGACGCCGATGCGATGGCGAATATCATCGGAAGCAACCGACACGCCGTTGCTCTGCTGGCTAAGCACGCCAAGACTCAGGTTGGCGAATACGTTCCGCCGAAAGATGACATTGACGATGACGTGCGGGTATGGACGCCATTCCCGACCGAGTTCTTCCCGCCCCGCCTGGCTAAATACTGTACGCAGGTCGCCGAGGCCAATTGCGTCTATCCGTCCTATGTCGGGATGCCGATGCTGGTTGTTGCGGGCGCCGCGATGGGCAACGCTTGGCGGCTCGAACTCAAGAAGGATTTTATCGTCCCGCCCGTGCTATGGATGATACTTGTAGGGGCGAGCGGGGCCAATAAGAGTTCGCCGCTGAGTAAGGTCGAGGCCCCGTTGGAGGAGCCGATACCGCCTGGCACGGTCGGTGACGACATGCTGAGTCCGACGAGCACGGACAACGTCGTGAGCGATCTGACGGTCGAGGCCCTTGTTCAACTACTGGAGGAAAACCCTCGCGGTATCCTGGCCTTCTGCGATGAGATCGCAGCTTGGATCAACAGTTTCGGCAAGTACAAACAGGGCAAGGGCGGGGGCGGCGACAAACAGGCATGGATATCGTTCTGGAACGCCGGGTCCTACAAGCTGCACCGTAAGACCAACCGGGAGCGGGTTAGAATCCCAACTGCGGCGTGCGCGGTCATGGGCGGCATTCAGCCCAAAGTGTTGGCCAACTGCTTCGATCCCGAATCGTTCGACTCCGGCCTCGTGCCCCGCATCCTCGTCACCTGCCCCCCGCCTCGCCGGAAACAGTGGACCGAAGCGGTTGTCGGCCACGAGGAAGACGCGGCGTGGCATGATACGATCCAGTGGCTTCGCACGCGACCGTTCAAGAATATAAAGACCAATACTCGCCAACACATGCCGCACGTCCTGAAGTTCAGTCCTAAGGCCAAGAACATATTTACATCATTTTATAATGATATGGACGATGTCGTGCATGGTTCGATCAATGCGGATGCGGAAGCGTTCGCGACCAAGGCGCAGTCCAACGCTGCCCGGATGTGTCTGATACATCACGGGCTGGTAATGGCAGAGAATAATACGACGAGTCTGGACAAGCCGATAGGCGAGGAGAGCGCGATCGCGGGAACGCAATGGATGCTGTGGTGTCTCGCACAGCAAATGGAAATCTACGGATTCGCTACCCAACAGGCCGTGCATCAACGTGCGATCGCATTGGTCGAACTTATCCGAGTCAAATGGAATGGCAAGGTTACGATGCGACTCTTACAACGAGCGAAACCTGCCAGATACAAGAAAGTCGCCGCTGCTGTCCGGGCAGCACAGGCAATTATTTCCCTTGGTATGGCCCGCTGGACTGAGGTTGAGAAGGAAGTGGAGTTGATATGAGTAAACTACTACAAGGCGATTGCCTGGAACTGATGGGCCAGATCCCTGACGGCTCGGTTGATATGGTTTTAACGAGTCCACCATATGATAATATGCGGGACTACGGGAAAGACTTTAGCAAATGGGGACCGCGTATCTGGGGGCCGTGTTTGGATCACATTACCAGAGTCTTAAAAGACGGGGGAGTGTGCGTCTGGATTGTTGGTGACGCAACTATTAAACGGAGCGAAACCGGCACGTCGTTCCGTCAAGCTATATACGCTAAAGATAAATGCGGTCTCAATCTCCATGATACAATGATCTGGAGTAAGGGTAGTTTCGCCTTCCCGTCACGGACTAGATATCACCAGACTTTTGAATACATGTTTGTATTTACAAAGGGGAGACCGACATTTAACTCCATCAAGGACAGGCGTAATAAATGCAAGCGAATGGGGGGATCGGGCGGTAGGAATAAAGACGGAACTCGCAGACTGGATTCAAAGTCGGCCGGTGGGAAGCTGGAAGAATACGGACAGAGATTTAATATCTGGGAGTGTCCTATCGGTGGCGGACATTCGTACTCGGGGGCACTGGATCACCCGGCTATCTTTCCTCTGCCCTTAGCTAATGACCATATTATATCATGGAGCAACACTGGCGACACCATTCTGGACCCCTTTATGGGCAGCGGCACAACCGGCGTGGCGTGCAAGAGCCTGGGGCGCGAGTTCATCGGCATCGAACTGGACGCGGAATACTTCAAAGCAGCCAGCCAGAGAATCGCCGATATTGCGGAGAAGCAAGAATGACAATAAAGAATTGCCCATTTTGCGGAGGCGTATGTGATGTTGGTATTTATGGCCCTGATGCAGACGGTTCTCCGTATTCTTATTATGTCGGATGTATGGATGACGGATGCGGCTATCGCGGTGCGGAGAAACCCTCTGAGATCGAGGCCACCGCCATTCACGACCGCATGGTTATGGGGGCAGCGGCAAATTGGGCCGACGAATGCCGCAAGCTGAGGCAATGGGTAGACGATCTACAGAGCGGTATGTATATCAACTGTGTCTACTGCGGTCATCGCTATGGGCCGAGAGTAGATACGCCCGTGCCCATGGCCGACGTACTTAAAGAACACATCGAGCAATGCCCGGATCATCCGCTATCGACAGCCCAGAAGCGAATCGCGGAATTAGTATCGCTATGCGATGATCTTCTCGGGGTAGTGGAAGATTACCAACCTGGGGAAACGGTATTGATTGCCAGAGCGGACGATATTCTAATTTCCAACCGCCCACCAAGGGAGACCACGCCATGACAATCGGAACAAAAAGCCTCCTATTCGGCGCTCATCAGTTCATCCTCCACCCCCTGTTCGTCGCTTGGGGCTGGTGGCTGCTCTACGGCTTCCCCTGGGACCCTCGGCTATGGGTCGCGTTTATCATCCACGACTGGGGCTATTGGGGCTCGCCGAACATGGACGGCGAGGAGGGGAAAATGCACCCGCGATGGGCGGCAAGGAAAATGAGACGATGGTTTGGAATGGAATGGGGCAACCTCTGTATATTTCATTCGCGGTCCACTGCTAAGGTATGGGGCCGGGTGCCTTCGCGGCTCTGCGCCGCCGATAAGATGGTGACTTCACTGACTCCCGCTTGGCTCTACCTGCCGATGGTCCGGGCGACTGGCGAACTGGACGAATATATGGGCGAGGTTGGAGATTCTTTTGTGGTCAATGGCGACGAGTTGACCCCAGAACAATGGTACAGCTTCGTAGGCGAGCGGACGAGGGCATGGGCTGAGACATTCGCAAAGGAGAGCGGCTGTGCAGCCTGAGACCACAACAATCATCCTCCCCCTCCCCCCCGCCATCCTGTCCCCGAACCAGCCTCCGGGAAGCCTCGGCGGTCGGATGGCCAAGGCGGCAGCGGCCAAGAAGTACCGCCGGCTGGCTAAAGAGGCGGCCCTGGGCGAACAGATCGCGAGTTGCCCGTGGGAGTTCGTGACCCTTGACGCCCACTTCTTCCATAAGCAGAAGAGGCGCCGCGACGACGTGAACCATCTGGCGATGCTCAAGCCCGCGTATGACGGACTGGTCGACTCCGGCCTGCTGGTCGATGACGATTCGGAGCACCTACAAACACGGCCTGCGTTATTCTCGATCGATCGAGAGTGCTCGCGGGTGGAACTGACGATAACGAAAAAGGATTGAATATGAAGATTTACATTGCCGGACCAATGAGAAAGTATCGACTCTACAACTTCCCTGCATTTGATCGAGCAGCTGCGGGATTCCGCGACTTAGCCTGCGAGGTTATCAGCCCTGCCGAACTTGATCGGGCGATAGGGTTTGACCCCGCGAACTTCCCGGAAGACTTCGACTGGAACGGAATACCCGATGGCTTCGACGTGGACGCCTGCCTCGGACGTGACATCAATGCCCTGCGACAGTGCGATGTGATCTATCTGCTGGACGGATGGAAGGACAGCACCGGCTCCAAGATGGAGCGGGCGGTCGCCGAGTTCCTGCAATTGGATATCTTCGAGCAGGGGGCGGAGGGTGATCCGTTGGCGAAGACGTTTTTCGAGACTATCGCAGAACTGGACGAAATTCTTGACGAAGCTAATACCTTGGTCGACTCCGGCCCCCTCCCGACCGACTCGGCGGAGCGGAAAACTTACCCCGTCTACACCGGTTTCATGCGATACTTCCCGCGGGCGATCGCGGCTGTCGCGCACCTGAGCTACGAGGGCAATGAGAAGCACAACCCCGGCGAGCCCCTGCATTGGTCGAGGGAGAAGTCGAGCGATCACGCCGATTGCATCCTCCGGCACGTTATGGAAGGGGACTGGACGGCGGTTGCGTGGCGGGCATTGGCGGTGCTGGAATTAGACTTGGAGGCGAAGGCGGCAAGGATAGTAAAGGCTGTACGTGCTGACCAGACGTGTTCGACGTGCCGACATAGGAGGTCAGCGGAAGCGAATGATAAAACTTGCAGCATGTGTCCAGGATTTGAGCGATGGGAGCCCGAACAGCTATGAAATTCACCGTCAAAAACACAGCCCTCCAAGCCGGCGCCCCGCCCGCCCGAGTCATAAGGGTGCAAGAGCACCTGGACGCCGTGCCGGACGGCGAACTCCTGACCTACCGGGAGTTACAAACAAGACTAAGGATGGGCAAAACGTCTATCCGAGAAGCCAAGGCACATGCCTTACTGGATAACTATTGGACGCTGGCGCTCGTAGAGGGTTTGAGGATGGTCCTGTTCGGCAATCCCAGGACTATAGCGGCGTATAACAAGGAATTCAAATGACGACTGTAAAAGAGTTGAGAAAAGCAAAAGCGAAGCCTGTGAAGGAACTTCAAGCGGAGAACACCGAACTTCGGAAGCGGCTCAGTATCGCGGAACAAGCGGTAACGGACATGCGGCGGGCCAAGAAGCCACCCCGGTCTAAGACAGCCCCCGGATCGCTGCGGACCGACCATGCCCGCGTGTTTGCCGGCGATCTGCACGGCTATGCCCAAGACCCCAAGGCCGTCAGGCCGTTCCTGGCCGACATGCTGGCGCTTCAGCCGGCGGAAATCTGCCTTTTGGGCGATATGGTCGACTGCGGCGGATTCTTGGCGCAGCATCACACGATGGGATTCGTGGCCGAGACTCGGTATTCGTTCGCGGACGACGTCGCGGCTGCGAACGACTTCTTGACCCGATTACAAAAGGCGTGCCCGAACGCGCGTATCGTCTATCTGGAAGGCAACCACGAGCACCGGATCGAGAAGTGGTGTGTGACGAAGACCTTGGCCAACCAAAAAGATGCCCGGATGCTATTTAACCTGTTCAGCCCTCGGGCAGTGCTCGGGCTGGAACGCCGAGGCATCAGGTACATCAGCCAGAGCGAGAGGGTTCCGGGCGTTTCGATTCGCGGCACGTTTCGATACGGTCGGGCAAAGATTCCGGTCTTCGCTACGCACGGCATAACGGCGTGTAAACACGCCGCGGCTCGACACGTCGAACGGTTCGGCGGAAACATCGTCTATGGCCACACGCACCGGGTCGATAGCTGCATTATTAACACGGTGACTTCGTCCGTCATCGGCGGATGGTCGCCCGGCTGTCTGTGCCAGCGTGTCCGGCTATGGAATGTCTTTCAACCCGATAACTGGTCGACCGGATATCACTTGCAACTGGTCTCGAAGTCCGGGCTGTTCCAGCCGATCAATGTCGGACTGGTTAAGGGGCAATCACTGCTGCATTCACTGCTGTCGTAAAGGAGCACGCTGATGACCAACCCTGAGAAAACAAAAACCTACGCCCCGTGCAAGAGCAGGATTGACATCCTGAAACAACTCGCCGACCATAAAGTGTTGTACCGCGACCCTGACACCGGCGAGATCAACTGGATACGGTGCGCGTGCTGCGGCACGGCGCTCGTCAGCCCGGCGACTACTCGAATAGTAATGGCCGCTGGATGGATTGAGCGGGTCGGAGAGGTCCTAAAAGCCAACGGCGGAGTCTTCTGGGAAGAGTGGGGGATTAGCGGGGCGGGGCGGTTGGTTATCGGACAGGGACTAGAAACATGACCAAAGAACTTGACTGGCTCAGGATCGGCAAGTGTATCGCCGCTCGGCTGCGCCGCAAATGGCCATGGATCGAAAAGGACGAACTGCTCGGATGTGCCATGCTCGGCGCCGTCCAGGCCAATGACGTGTATGAGCAAAAGTTCATCGGATCGTCCCGACTCGCATGGGTGCACACCAAGGGTTTTTACCTGGCCGTCGATGAACTGCGGGCACATCACGGGATTGTGCGAAACGATCCGAGATACAAAAAGAGACCAGCCACGATGCAAGGCTCAGCACTTCGCGGCGACGACGGCGAAGAAATACTATTCGCGGAGCATAGTTGTATGGGCGTCCCGCAAGAACATTACGTCCGCACAAGTTGTCGCGAGTGGCTGAGGGGGCTGTCGGACCGAGAGAAGCGAGTTTTGGTTCTGCACTTTGATGAAGATATGATGCTGAAGACAATAGGCAAGCTAATGGGCATCAACAAAAATGCGGTCTCATGGATAAAGAAAGAGGCCCTTACGAAGCTCAGGCGGACGCGGGCCAGGGAGTTCGCGGCGGGTGAGCGGTCGAGGCCGAGTTTGCAATAAAGAGCCCCCGGCAAGCTCTCACTCACCGGGGGCCGGTCCGGCCGCGCGCCTTACATCTCTCTGACCAGTATCCGTTTGACCGCGTTGTAACTCCACGAGCCCGACCGTGCAGAGCCCCTTGCTTCCGCGCTGAGTCGGTGGAGAATATCGGCAATCCCAAGCCCCTGCGAGGCCAAATCTCTTATCCACAAGACCGTAGCCTGCTCGGAGGGCGCGGGCAGCAGCATCGTCGAGTCCTCGGGGTCGATCCGCCACCCATACGGAGCGTACCTGCCCATCCGCCGGCCTTGCCGCTGCAATTGCAGCATCGCGTCACTGGTCCGCACCGCGATCTGCTTCCGCTCCAGTTCCGCAACCGCATCCATCACTTGCCGCACAAATATGACCGTAGGGTCGTTATCGTCGCCCGCGATGTCGCCGGAGACCGCCGCTATCGTGGCGCCTGCTGCCTTAACCTGCCGTTTGGTCAGTTCGATAGTCAGCACTTGGCGGGCGATCCGGTCTCGCTTGTAGACCAGCAGTACGTCGCCCCGCCGCAAAGCGGCGAGGGCGGAAGCGAGTCCCGGCCTGTCCGCGTCCTTGCCTCTCTTGCCTCGGTCGGCGTGGACCGAGCCGACCGGCCAGCCTTGTGCCTCGGCGTGGGCGCGACACAGCGCCTCTTGGGTCTCGCAACTCTCCGACTTATCGGCGTTACGCCTGGGGCTGAATCGGGTGTAGATGATGGCAGTCATGGGGACACCCCCGTCGCCTTGGCAATCGCGAGACGAGCAGCCTGCATATCATCCGACCACGGCGTCACCCCTATGCGTGCCAAATCCGCGAGGCGAATACACACTTTCAACAGATCAGGCGCGGCCTCAATCAATGCCTTGTCAGCATCGGCCGGAACTTGTCCGCCGCCGTGACTCTCGCAAATGCTTAATATGCAATCGTATTTATCTTTTGGGTTGGGACCGTATAGGTAGGTTTCGGGGTAGCCGGGCTCTTCTTTCCATTTCCACGGGGCTGATGCGTGTTTTGATCCGCTCATGGGGACACCCCCTCGTCGCCATCATCTGGGAATAGCTCCGTCATTGTCCCACCGAACTCATCCAGCGGGTGCATCTGAATAGCCTTGTAAATCGCGGCCTGCAATTGGACCGCTTCATCCAGTGACATGGCCAGCGTGGTGCGAGACCCGTCCGCGCTAATAAGCGAAACATCCAGCTTCGGATTCGAGCCGGGATAGACAGCCAAAATTCCCGTAAAGAGTCTTGTGCCCTTCATCAGGAGGGCGTGGTCGGCAGCTTTTTGCATTTGTATGTAAACCTTCATGCTACTCACTTCCTTTCTTGATCTCCGCGAGGATCGCATTGCCAATATAGGCAATGGCCTTGGCGAGATCATCGTTGCTGGTCTTGCAGCCAGCGTGTACCGTATGGTTGCTGATAACGTGCCAGCACATAGCTTGCACAAAAGTATAGTCTCACCCTGCCGCCGAGGGTACGATTTTACCAGGACGCCCTCAAATCCGCAGCAACCGCATTCTCCAATTGTTTCTTTGCTCATATCAGCCACCCCCTTCTCTCCATCAGCCCTGCCTCGACCAAGGCGAGATACGCCTCGCCGACCGTGCAGCCGAGATCAGCCGCCAGGCGACCGACCGGGCTATCCGGGTGCTCGAGGGGGAGGTGTCGGCGATTCAGGCGGTCGGGCTCGACGAGGGGGAGGGTGTCGCCTTTGGGCTTGGGCGTAGGTGACAAGGTGCCGCATTCGTCCCGATTGAAATGATACCCGCAGATACACGCGAATTTCCACTCTTTAGTTTCAGCCAGCTTAGAGGTTGTGGAGCGTCCGCAGTGGGGACAGTCGGGCGCATCGCCGATCTCTCCCGCCTCCTTGAGCACCCGCGTAGCCTCCACCCGGACCGCCTCAAGCTCTCGGACAGCCCCGGCGAGGTCTCCGCCGCCCCACGCGGCCATAACACGAGTTGCGGCCAGGGTGAGGTCGTTCAGGCACGCCAGGGGGGAGGGGAGGGCGAGGGGGTCTGCGGCGAGATCCGCCTCCATGTGGTCCACGGCGCGGTCGTTCAGGGCGTCTGTACACGCTTCGGAGAACGCCGCGAGCAAGTCCTCGAAGCTGATATCCATATCATTTGCAAGGAAGCGGTCACAATCGTTGCGAATAGCCTGTAATGTATCTCTCGTACTCATACTACACCTTCTTTCGGTTAGAGTCCAGTGATTCCGAGTCCGAGCCCCGAGAGGCCCGGTGTCGGGGTCAGTGGGCTAAGCTATGCAGAGCCTTAAGGGCGCAGGCGTGCGCGTTCATAAGAGAGAAATCCTTGCGGACATTGAGCTTGCTCAGATTGATCTCATCGGTTAAATCCTGCAATGCCACGACCAGCGTGTCGTGATTATTACAAGCCAATTCGGCGAAGTCGGCGTTAGCGTGACAGGTTGCTTGATCGTCGTCGTTGTGGTTGGGGTCGGGCTCCTTCTCGCCCTCTTCGCCGATCTGCCGGTAGGCGTCGGCGTAGCACGCTTCCATTACGGCATCGAATCGCCCGTCGTACTCCTCCATGTTGATGGGCATCTCGGGGTCGCAGGTGTCTTCTCGGTCGCTGATGTTGGCGGTATACCCGATTTGCCATACCTTCCCTCTTTCGTCGGGGGCCGATACCGTTCCGGTCACTTTATAGGTTGCTTCGATCATAATACACGTTCCTTTCGGTTAGAGTCCACTGACCCCGACACCGGACCCGCCGCGACGACCATCGTCTCCAGCCGCTCGGCCTGGAGGTCGGTCAACGCCACTTTCGGGCCGAAACTTTTCGTTTTCCTGAATGTCATCGTTCAGATCCTACTCGGTTGGGACTCACGCTAGAGCCCGTGCCCTTGCGCCCGCACGTGCAGGCGCTCGGCTCAGGTTCTACTCGGCAGCGGCCAGGGCGGCGCGGGCTTTGGCGAGAAGATCGATATTATCAAGCCCGATCTTATGGGTACCACGGTCGAATTGAGTGAGGCCGGCCGCAACCATCGCCTGCAACGCCTCTACAAGCTTGTAGTGACTGTTACAGGCCAGGGCGATGAAACGCGACATTTCAACGTTGAGGTCATGCTCGCCGGTCTCCACAAGAGAAACCTCCCAGCCTTGCTGAGCGTGAATCTCAGGCGATAATCGCGGGTTTTCGTCAAAGGCGACTTGCAACGGCAACAGGCTTTTGATGTCTGAAACGCTCATAATACTCTCCAATCTAAGGTTAACGGGATAGACCACCGCGCCTTCCGCCTGCGGGCGCGGTAGTGTACGCCGTCTAT